ACGAAGTAAAATTTATCGTAATGAAAATTATCAAAAAACATTAGAACAACATAGAAAATGGACGGCAAAAAATCCTGAATGGGTTTACAATCGTTACAAAAAATGGAGAAAAGGAAACCCAGATAAAGTTAAAGAGTTAAGAAAAAATTGGTTAGATAAAAATCCGGAAAAAAGAAAAGAATATCGAGAAAATTATAAACCAAGAAAACACGAACGAAGAAAAGAAAGGAGTGATAATGACCCTGTTTTTAATTTAGTTAATAGAATGAGAAGTAGATTAAGAAAATACTTAATTACTCATAATATTACCAAAAGAAACAAAACTTTTGATATTGTAGGTTGTACCCCCCAATTTCTAAAAGAATATTTAGAAACCCAATTTACTGATGGTATGAGTTGGGATAACAGGAGTGAGTGGCACATTGACCATATCATTCCATTATCGTCGGTAAAAACAGAGGACGAACTTTATAAGTTGTGTCATTATAAAAATCTTCAACCATTATGGGCGGAAGATAATTTGAAAAAGAGTAACAAAATTTTATAGTAACGAATATAAACAAAGGAAGTGACAAAAACATTATTAATTGACGCTAACAATTTATTAAAAATTGGGGTTTGTGGAGTAAAAGATTTTTACCATAATGATAAACATGTTGGAGGAATATGGTATTTTATAAACACTATTAGAAGACTTATTGATGAACAAAACTTTGATAAAGTAGTTGTTATGTGGGACGGTGACGACAATTCATCAACTAGAAAAATTTTATATCCTCAATATAAAGAAAACCGCAGACATGGGGTTAATGAAATGGAAAATGATTCTTTTGACGAACAAAAAGGTAGAATTAAACAATATTTAGAAGAAACTTTTATACGTCAAATTGAACAGGATAATAATGAAGCTGACGATTTAATTGCTTATTATTGTTTAATTTCTCAAGACGAAAATAAAACCATAGTATCTTCAGATAAGGATTTAACTCAATTAATTTCTGAAAAGGTTTCTATATACTCACCAATGAGTAAAGTGACCTATAAAAACGGAGATAAAATTCGAATAAAACATTATGAATTTCCTCACGAAAATATTAAAACATATAAGATATTATCAGGAGATAAATCTGACAATATTGATGGAATTTATTATTTAGGTGAAAAAACATTAGTTAAATTATTTCCCGAAATACTTGAAAAACCCATAAATTTTAATGATATTTTAATAAAGGCGGAAACGTTATTAAATGAAGATAAAAATAACAAATCACTTAAAAATTTATTGTCTGGTAGAACAAAAAATGGTATATATGGGAATAAATTTTTTGAAACAAACTCAAAAATTATTGATTTATCGGAACCATTAATAACTGATGAAGTTAAACAAATTGTTGAAGAATATTATAAAGAAACATTAGACCCTGATGGTAGAGGTTATAAAAATTTAATGAAGATGATGATGGATGATGGACTTTTTAAATTTTTACCTAAAACAGACGATACGTGGGTTTATTTTTTAAAACCATTTTTAAAATTAACAAGAAAAGAAAAAAATAAATATCAAAAAAATAACACAATATGAAAGAACTAGACTCAACAAAATTAGAATTTTTAATGACGGTTAATCAAAACATAATCGTCCAAAGATTTTTTAATGTAAGGGATTATAATCCAAATGCAAAATATTCAGAAGACCTTTATCTTTTCCTGAAAGAATTTAAAGACTTGGTAAGTGCTGAGTTTAAATTAAAATCGGTTGTTTATCTTTTAGAAAACAAAGAAGAAATTAAAGATAACCCAGAACTATTAAATACATCATATACTGATGGTCCTGAAAGTTTTAACATTTATATTAAAATAAATGATATGACAATTTGTCACAGAATGTTTGACGCTAAAGTGTACCCGCCTAAGATAAGATACACCGTAGATATACGCCCGCACATAAAAAGACTACTGACAAGTTTAACTGACATTTTTTCATCGAACGAATTGTCTTTTGAATATGCGGAAGTTAAGTTAGATGTGTAATATTTATTAAAACGGAGAATTAAAAAATGGGAACTGGTAAAAATTTTGAATATTTAGGTAGCGTTTTTCAGTTACAACTTTTAAATCAAATCATAATTGATAAAGAATTCGGTAGGTCAATAATTGATGTTATTGAATCTGATTATTTTGAAAACAAATATTTTAAAATCATAATTCAAATGATTAAAGAATATTATGTTAAATTTGAACATACTCCATCATTTGAAACATTAGAACAAATAACCAAAGTTGAATTACAACAAGAACTAGCATCAAAAATAGTTTTAGATACTTTAACAAAAATAAAAGAAGCTCCAAGTAGTGGTTTAGGTTTTGTGCAAGAAAAGGGAATGAAGTTTTGTAAACAACAAGAACTTCAAAAGGCCATGGTTAAAGTTCAAAAAATAATTGATGGTGGTGAGTTTGAAAATTATGATAAGGCTGAAGAATTAATTAGAGAAGCGATACAAGTTGGTACAAAAGGAGACGGATTACTTGATGCGTTTTCTAATTTGGATGATGTTTTAAATGAAGATTACCGTCACCCAATTCCAATGGGTATTTCAGGTATTGATAGACTACTTAAAGGTGGTTTAGCTAAAGGGGAGATAGGTGTTATACTTGCTCCAACAGGAGTCGGTAAAACCACTCTAATGACTAAAATTACAAATCATGCATTTAACTTAGGATATAATGTTTTACAATTATTTTTTGAAGATAATCCAAAAATTATTCAAAGAAAACATATTACATTGTGGACTAAAATACATCCGGATGAGTTGACATTGAGAAAAGAAGAAGTAATGACTAAAGTTAATGAAATAAAAGAGGCGATGCCAAATCATTTAATTTTAAAAAAATTACCATCAGATACAATGACTATGTTACAGATTAAAAATCAAATTCGTAAAATGGTTGCTGACGGTATTAAAATTGATATGGTTACTTTAGATTATATTGATTGTGTTGTTCCAGATAAAAATTTGGGAGACGAATGGAAGTCTGAAGGGTCTGTAATGAGAGCTTTTGAGGCGATGTGTCATGAAATGGATTTAGTTGGGTGGACAGCAACTCAAGGAAATCGTAGTTCTATTTCTTCTGAAGTAGTTACTACTGACCAAATGGGAGGGTCAATTAAAAAGGCCCAAGTGGGTCACGTTATTATAACTGTGGCAAAAAGTTTACAACAAAAAGAAATGAAATTAGCGACAATTGCGATTACAAAATCAAGGATTGGTGATGATGGTGTTGTTTTTGAAAATTGTAAATTTGATAATGGAATGCTTGAGATTGATACTGAAAGTTCAGTTACTTTCTTAGGACTTGAAGAAAAACAAGAAGAAAGACAACGTGATAGAGTTAAAGATTTAATGGAAAAAAGAAAACAAAGACAAACTTAAAAAATATGGAAAAAATATTAAAAGAAAACAAAGATAGATTTGTTATTTTCCCAATACAACATAATGATATATGGGAATTTTATAAACAACACCAGGCTGCTTTTTGGACCGCCGAAGAAGTGGATTTGTCAAATGACATTCGTGATTGGGAAAACTTGTCAGAAAATGAAAAATATTTTGTAAAAAATATATTATCGTTTTTTGCGGCTTCTGATGGGATTGTCAACGAAAATTTGGCGGAAAACTTTTTAAAAGAAGTTCAATATCCTGAGGCTAAATTCTTTTATGGGTTTCAAATCATGATGGAAAATATACACTCATTAATGTATTCATTATTAATTGATACGTATGTATCAAATCCTAATGAAAAAGATGAATGTTTTCATGCGATTGATAGATTACCTGCAGTTCAAAAGAAATCAACTTGGGCCTTAAGTTGGATTAAAAATTCAACATTTCAAGAAAGATTAATTGCGTTCGCCGCGGTTGAAGGTATTTTCTTTTCCGGCTCATTTTGTTCTATTTTTTGGTTAAAATCTAGAGGGGTTATGCAAGGTCTTTGTAATGCTAATTCATTAATATTTAAAGATGAAAATTTACATTGTGATTTTGCCATACACTTAGTAAATAACCATATT